CAATAATCACCACCTTTCCTCCTTCTACTCCTACAAATTTATTTATCGGTTCGGCGCATATGTTTTTCCCGTCAAATTCGTGATGATATTCCTTAATCAAACGGTCGTACAGCTTCGATTTAATGATATCTGCCATGTCATTCAATACATCAACATCGTTGGTTTTGATTCGGAAGAGAAGTAGTAGTGGATCATTCGGATTGGGACACACGTTTGAACTTGGATGAAATGCCGATGACGCGACCACGCTCATGGCATCATCAAATGAAACCGAATTGTATGTTTCTTTAATGCATTTATCATCACTCAATGAAGTGGAAATGATTGCCTTTTTATTTTTTCCATACACTTCAAAGTCCAGACACCTACAACCCATTTTAATTGCGTGTTGAAGTGCGCACACGTTGACATAATCATTTGAAAAATTTCCCGTAGAGCAACAATTGTATGCTGTTTTTATGTAGTAATCTCTCAATAAGTATTGCGAAGACGGATCCGAAGATGCCGTCGTAATCCAACTCGAATTTAGCGCTGCCGATTTTTTACCGTTCAAACGTCTGCAGCTTTTTGGAAGCAGCGTCATTTTATAATACACGTAATATGCAATACAACCCGCTATAAATAGTACCAGCGTGGTTCCGATAATGTGAACGAGCGTTGTGTTATTTGTTTGTGAAATGACTGATTTTAGTTGCAACTTTAAATTGTTAGCGGCATCAGTCACACCTGAAATTGCAGCGCTGCCCGGAGTACTTGGACTTGACATTTTTTTTATTCTTTATTTATTTTTATTATATTAAATATTTTTATGGATAAAATATGTGTTTTATCTAAATCTTATAAATTACATATATTTTAAATTATTGAATTATATGTAATTATTTAATGAATGTAATTATTTAATTGAATGTAATTATTTAATTGAATGTAATTATTTAATTGAATGTAATTATTTGAATGTAATTATTTATTTGAATGAATTATAATTTAAAATTATAATATCTAGATTATATAGTATTTTTTCTATCTGTTATCTCATCTCTCTTCTCTCTATTTTATAAAAATAAATAAACAAATAACACAATGGCAGGAGGTTTATTAAATTTGGTGGCATACGGAAATCAAAACGTGATTCTCAATTCGAATCCTAAAAAAACATTCTTTAAAACAACATATGCAAAGTATACAAATTTCGGTTTGCAAAAATTTAGAATCGATTTCGACGGACAGAGAAATTTAAGATTGAATGAATCCTCTAAATTCACATTTTACATTCCACGCTATGCCGAACTGCTAATGGACACGTACCTCGTTATCACGCTGCCAAACATTTGGAGCCCTATACTGCCACCCCAAAGCTGTGATCAATCGTGGACGCCCTACGAATTCAAGTGGATCGAAAATATCGGCACGCAAATGATAAAAGAAATCACAATTTCGGTCGGCGGCCAAACGCTTCAAAAGTTAACGGGCGGATACTTGCAAGCGCTTGTAGAGAGAAATTTCAATGGAACCGAGCGTGACTTGTATAATCGAATGACCGGCAACATTCCGGAACTGAATGACCCCGCCCTGTTTTCATCCAACAATGGAAAATATCCCAATGCCTTTTATAATTATCAAAATAATGCGGGGGGTATTGACCCGTCCATTCGGTTCAGAACATTATACATTCCCATCAATGCATGGTTTACACTCAGCAGCAAAATGGCATTTCCGCTTGTCGCCCTCCAGTACAACCAGCTTCAAATCGATATTACGCTGCGACCCATTCGCGAACTGTTTGTCATTCGTGACGTGTCGAACCCAGCCACCGGTACTGCTACTGCCGCACCTAGCACTACAAACGCTGACCCGCCTTATTTTCCCGAATACGTTACGCCGAATTACATTCAGCCAAATTTCAACGACAACCTGCAACAATTTTATCGATTCATTCAACCGCCTCCTAATATTCAACTGGATTACGGAAGTTCGACTCGAAGCGATTGGAATGCCAACATTCACTTGATGTCCACTTACTGCTTCTTGTCCGCAGACGAAGCCAAACAGTTTGCAACCGTGCCGCAACAGTACTTGTTTAAATCCGTGTATCAGTGGGATTTTGAAAACGTCACCGGCAGTCGTCGCGTATGGCTGCAAAGCACGCTCGGTATGGTCGCCAGCTGGATGTTTTATTTTCAAAGAAGCGACGCATACTTGCGAAACGAGTGGGGCAATTATACAAACTGGCCTTACAAGTATAAACCCGACGGACTAGTACCGGCACCTCTGACAGTGCCCGACGATTGGTCTGCGCTATCACGATGTCCAACATACCTTAAAAATCTTGGACCAGGGACTAATCCTGCGTTCCCTGCAAATCCGGATACCGGATACTTTATTACACCGCCATTTAGCGTTCAAAACCAAAAAGACATTCTTTTGAATTTAGGAATTTTATTGGACGGCAAATACAGAGAGAATTTACTCGATGCTGGAATTTACAACTATTTGGAAAAATATACCAGCAGTCGCGGTTCAGCACCCGACGGTCTTTATTGTTATAATTTTTCCCTGAATACCGAACCCAGCGATTTTCAACCTTCCGGCGCAATTAACGCCAGCAAGTTTTCAACGATTGAGCTTGAATTTACCACGTTTTATCCGCCGCTGGATCCGGAAGCGCAATTCTTAACCATTTGCGATCCAGAAACACAAGTTCCCGTTGGTGTCAATAAACCAACGTGGAGAATTTATGACTACAATTATAATTTGACGGTTTTTGAGGAGCGTTTCAATATGCTGACATTTGTCGGCGGAAATTGTGGTCTCATGTATGCAAGATAAGATAATTAACATAATTTTAATTTTTCACGTGTAAAAATAAACAAATTGAAAAAATAAATTGTTTATTTCTATTTTACAGTGTTTGTTTCCATTGTTTCCATTGTTTCCATTGTTTCGATTGTTTCCATTGTTTCCATTCATTGAGATGACTACTACCGCCATGACAGCAAAAGAATTAGGGCGACTTCAACGAACGATGAACGAGCTGCTTCAAGGCGGTAAAATGGACGAGTTTCGCGCATTACTCGACCAGAATGCAGCGTTGATTCAGACCACGCGAGAAAAAGGCATTATTACCATGGTGCTACGATTCGCGATTTTGAATAATGACGACGCATGCATTGCTTCCGTGTTTGACCGACTTTCCATGAAACGCGACTACTTTGCGCTCATGATTTACAAACGTCAGCCCGAATACTGCGTTCACTTGTTCACGCGATACATTGATGCCGCGCTTCTCGACTCCAAAGACATTCGATTCATGATTGAAAACCACCTCACATTTCTGTTTCGTTACTTGGACGGCAAGTTTTTGTACGATTCTCAAACTACAGCAGGTGAGCTGGTCGAAATTGATTCAGTGTCCAGCTTCTTCTCCAGATACACGCTTCAAGGATGCGATCACTACATTCAAAAAATTGTTGCTCAAATTGAAAAAGACCCAAAAAATAAATCCCAGCAGCATGTGGCCGTTCTGAAACAACTTGAAAAATTAGCAGCCACTTACGATGCAATCATTGACGGCGGAAACGTTCTGCATTCTTATAACGGGAGTCCGAATCCCGACGATTTGAACGCCATGATTCAACTTGTTCGGCGAAGCGACTGTAGCCCTCTTGTTGTCATTCACAAATCGCACACTGACGAACGACGCAATCCATCCTACGCCCCGCGCATCAATACTATGCTACGCGACGTGCCTCACATTACTACCCCGATCGGGCTAAATGACGACTTGTTTATTCTGTTGGCATACTTGATGCGCATCAAAAAAGAAGAACGAAAAAACGGATCTCGCATTTCAATTATTACGCGCGACACATACACTGACCACATGGACAAATTCAAAGATGTAGGAAAAGATGTGTCTGACGATTTCGGAAAATACTTGGCAAGCGACCTCGTTTCATTCGTGAACGATGGCGGCGGTAGAATCATGCAGTTCCGCCTTCAACCTTCCATTTCACATTGCATTCAAATTGTCGAACCGTATGCATACATACCCATTGAAAAAACGCACACATTTCGAAAAATACAATTGTAGGACAATGTGCGCACGTATATAAAAAAATATAAAAAAATATAAAAAAATATAAAAAAAATATAAAAAAATATAAAAAAAATATAAAAAAATATAAAAAAAATATAAAAAACTATAAAAAACTATAAAAAAATATAAAAAATATAATAAATGCAAAAAACTTTTTTTTCATTATTATTTTATTATTTTAGTTTAAATATAGTTTTTCTAAAAATTAATTTTTATTTTTAATTTTAGAATATAATTTTCTAACTCTTATATATAATTATATATAACAATCCAAGTCATTCATGTCTTTACCAGTAAGACCCGGGAGGGCATTAGAAGCCCCGTCGCACGATATTGCGTGTGGGTTGAATGTTGAATGTAGTTTTCCTGCAACACCATATGAGAGGTATGTAGTAGAATTTATAAATTCTTTTGTAAATAATATAAATCAGACAACTCGCTTTTATACACCCCCTACCGATAAGAACATATTAGATTTAAAAGAAAAATTATTTATATTGTTGAAGGACCCTCCTCCAGAGGAGGATATGGATGGTGGTGCAAAAAAACGAAATAAAAGCAAAAGAAGAAACCATAAGAAATCAAATAAAAAAAGCAGACGACATCGTAATAGAAAGCGCTTAAGTAGACGCAACGCAAAACGCTTTTATTAAATTAAAATTAAATAAATAAATAAAAAATTTTCAAAATATTTTTTTTGTATTTATTAATAATTTTATTAATAAATATCAAACGATATACAAAATTATTTTAGTTTAGTATAAAATATAATTAATTGTTATAAAATATATAAGCAATGTTGAGTTATATTTTAAAAATTATAAAAATTAATTTATCCATATCATATCATATTCTTAGATATAAATTAAACTTTAATACATATAATGACACTGTAATAAATATGTGTAATATGTTAATAAGTAATAGTTATATTTTTATTAAAGTTATTCAGTGGGGAATACAAAATGTTTATGATTTAAATTTTGATCACGAATTAAAACAATATTTTAATACATTTAGTAATAATGTTCCATATACTAATTTTGAACAAGAAAGGGCAATTTTATTAATTGATAATGCAATTGAATATGCATCCACATCTTGCAATGATAAACTCGTAATTGAAAACAATTATGTTCCGATAAATAGTGGTTCTATTGCTTTGGTTTATAAAGCACAGTTAAATGATAAATCCATTATTATAAAAGTTTTAAGACATAATATTAAAAAAATTATAGAAGAAGACATTTGTTTTCTTGAATTTTTTTTTGATAATCCATTTGTAAAAATGATACTAAAATATTATACTACCGTAAATTTTAAAAGATTTATAGAAAACAATCGCGATCTTTTATTAAATCAATGTGATTTTTTATGCGAAGTAAGTAATGCATTGTTATTTAAAAATAATCTAAAAAATAAAAAAAATATTGTGATACCACACGTATATAAACACTTTACAGATGCGTACAATGAAATAATAATAATGGAGTATTTTGATGGACCCGTCGCAAAAAATGTACAACCATATCAGTTACGAAAACATTTTGAAACAATCCGGTCATTATTTTTTGAGTCGTTATTTAGATATAATACTTTGCATGGAGATTTTCATTTAGGGAACATAATCATAGTCAATGAAAATACAATTGGAATTATTGATTTCGGAATTGTTTATACAATAACCAATGAAATAAGTAGTAAATTATTTGACATACTTTTTTTAAATGCTAATAAAAAAAAAGTCAAATTTTTATTACATGCAATAAAAATTTTTATTAATATGATTTGTGTAAATGAAAAAAAACATGAAGAAATATTTATAAAATTAAAAAATGACGATGAACTGATTAACCTTTTTTTAAACTCAAAATTTTCAGGAAATGCATTAGTGATGACTTTAAATAAAATAATATCAATGGATGGCGTACAGCTAAACGTTCGTATGTGTAATTTATTTTTAGCAGTAATGTCAAGTTTGCAAACAATAGATAATGGCATGTCGCTCATTGATAATAACAATAAATCATTATCAACAATTCTAAAATCATATATTAAAACTTTTTAAATTTAATAAAAAATAAATATTTTTTTATCTTAGGAATAATATAATTTTCTAACTCTTAATATATAACATACTTTTTAATAAAAATGCCCCGAGTATCCAAATGCGATAACAAGAATAAAAAGACGCAGAAAAAATATAAATCGCGTCCATCTCCCGCATTCGCCGCCAATGACTGCAAAAATAAAACCAAAAAAGGAAATAATGGCAAGTTTTTTAAATCGGTCGCAGATAAAAACGGAGTTTACAAGTGGGTTCCTGTCGTTAAAAAATAATAAAAAAATGTAAATATTTCGTAAAATTGAGAATAAAATACATTCTCGTCGTCGTTTCAATCCAATCCGTTTTCATCATTCCATGATAAAAAGTAAAAAACTCGTGTGTGAAATAACGCCACAACTTGCCGAGTTCCTAGGCGAACCAGGTCGGAAAAAAATGCCACGCACAGAAGTCACGCGCAGAATCGACGCATACATTCAAGATAATCGCCTTCAAGATGTTATGAATCCTGCCAATATTTATCCTGACAAGAAGCTTATGACGCTGCTTTTATCCGCTTTTACCCCGAATCCAAGACCTTATCCCAAAATGATTACATTTGAAATGCTGCGCGACATTATTTCAAATCACTGTCTCAACTGTCGATATGAAGATTATTACTATCGTGTTCCTGGATCGCTTTGTAAAAATGGTCACCAAAAAAAATATAAAAATCGTCATCATCATTATCACAATAATAATCATAATCATGATGATGCATTCACATTCATTTCATGCGCACTCGTACTCCTCTCTTTCATTACAATCGCAGCGACCCTTTATAAAATCTTCTAATTTATTCATCCCGTTGCTGTCACTTATATGCATTCTATGAACACACGTCAAATAATAACAATTTTCAGTCGGATTGTACTCTTTTTCTTCAATAAAGTAACTGTCGGGCGGAACATGTATAAACGTGTCGCATTCATATTCACCGTTTGTACAAACATATGTAATGTATACGCGATTTATTTTATCGTAATGCTGTTCCAAAAACTCATTGTATATTCTGCTTCCCCCGATGATCCACAATTCGTCATAATTTTCACAATGTGAATGCGCAATGGCATCACTTATACAAGGAAACGCGTGACAACAACACGACGTTGGCAAAGAATTAGAAATAATAATATTTGTTCTATTTTTCAACGGCCTTCTTCCCTCCGGAATGCTTAGCCATGTATTTTTACCCATCAGCACTGCATTCTTTCCTGCACCCGTCGTTCGTTTGGAAAACAATGCCATGTCTTCTTTTAAATGAGGCCACGGTAGTCCGCCTTTTAGACCTATTCCTCCATTTCCAGTAATTGCAACTGCAATGTTTATCATCATTTTTTTTCTATTTTTACTTTAGTTTACAATATAGTATAGTTCGCAATATTTAATTAAGTAACTATTTAGTAAAAATATTTATTATTATTTTATAGTTAATGTATAGTGTCTATAAAATAAGAATACAAATAAAATAAAATAAAATAATTATGAAATTTAAATTCGAATTTATTATTTTTATCATTACCGCCGCACTCGTTTTAAATACATATTACGATGGCAAATATTTTAAAATGGTGGAATCCAGTAATGCAAGAAAATACATAAAAATGGCAACTATTGGATTTTTTGGACTGTCCATGTACTTGTTCATGAAAAAAAATCCTGAAAATTCGCACAACATTATGCAACACGCCAATGAATTTATTAAATACATGCCGATTAGTCGCGAGTCCGCAGACATGTTGACGCCTTTTTTTGATATGACAAACAAGCGCACATTCTTTGCACCAGGGGGGGGCGATTCCAGTAATGCCGGCGACGACGGCGATAGCGACTGGACAACTCGACGACAACAAAACAGCGTTAACAAAATCATGACATCCGGCAAAAATAGTGGCGGCGCCGGACCCACAAAACGCAGCGTGAGCGAATCCAAAAAGAAATTTGTTGCAGCGCAACAGGGATGGAAATGCGGCGACTGTAAACGCCAACTTCCAGGGTGGTTTGAAGTCGATCATAAAATCCGCCTTGAACATGGCGGTTCCAACGCCGTCGATAATTTAGTAGCGTTATGCAGAGATTGCCATGGGAAGAAAACGGCATTTGAAAATTTTTAGAAAAATAAATGGAAAAGAGAGATAGAGAGAATAATATAAAATTATTTAGTAGTGTTTTAGTTTTTATATATTTATAATTAAATAATTTTATATGATAAATATATCCATCCATCCAATTCATCCCTGGGAATAAAAAAAATAAAAAATGCAATCAATAAATAATAATGCGAATAATGCGAATAATGCGAATAATGCGAATAATGCGAATAATGCTATAACAACATTAACCAAATTCATTTTCATCGCGCTCGTATGCATCCTTGTCAACATTCCGCTCTACTTTATGGATGAAAAATGGGTCGCCGGACTCTTTACAGGTGCGTGGCTAGGTGCGGCGGTTTTATTAATTCTTTACAATTCCATATTCAATCTCAACATAACTTCATACAGCTTGTCTAATTTTTTTAATAACTATCTTGCCCCCATTCTAGTGTACGTATTTTGGATCATATCAATTTATTGGTTGGTGACAGGTAATGCTGATTTGGCCGAAAACCCGAGCGACAGTTCGACTTCCAGAAACATTGCAGCAATTTTTACCGCAGCAATCCCCTTTTTAGCAATTGTTGTATCAAGTATATACTATAATTATAAATCGAATGCGACGCACCTTATTCCATGGGCAATTGGTGGAAGCATACTTGCATTCATTTTGGGACTGTTCTTTTATTATTTAAACGTTCTAAGAATAAGGTGTGACGCCGGTTCGGATTGTTGGACTTACGCCGGATGGTCAACGTTTTTAGCGTTTCTCATAATGACCGTAAGTTTTGCGTGGATATCCAAATTTACTATTTTAAATCCATTTTTTAGAATGTTTCAAATCTTTCCAAAAAACTTTTTCCAAAATATAACTGCACCCATCAACGTGTTTTCAATCATTATATATATAGTACTGTGGATATCTGCAATAATTGTATTTTTTCGCCATGACGACACGTTTGGAGATGAAGAACATGATCCCGTAAATATATTTTTCACAATTATCGCTATTCTCTCTTTCTTTCTACTATTCTTTAAACAAACCGGGATTGCATCCTCAATCATTACGCGAATCATTCAATACTTTATAAGCCCCGAATTCAGTCCGTGGTCAATTTTATTACACATTGCAATCATTCTCTTATTCATTTTTTCCATCAATGTTACAACATCGTCGTTGCATAGAACGGGATGGTCAAATAATCCTTCCATTCTGATTATATTTATTTCTATTCTTGTTTTAATTCTATCTTATATAGGCATATTATATTATTATTATACACATTAAACATTCTATTTTATTTTATAAGATTTAATTGATTTATTTTTATTGATTTATTTTTATTGATTTTTTTATTCTGTTATAATAAGTGTAGTGTTTTATATAGTATATATAAATGAATTCAGATGCAATCAAAATGAAAGCAACGCAGTTTAAGGATGCCGCAGCACCTTTTAAATATTTTATATTATTCGTAATTCTTCTCTCTTTGTCTGTCATGGCATACGGATTCAGTCATAATTTTATTGCAAGTCAATGGTGGTTTTCCATTGCAGCTGTCCTCCTGTTTATATTCTCTCTATTTTTAAAATTCATTTTGAATATTTCAACCATTTACATCATCCTATTTATTCTTATTGCTCTTTCAGAATTATTGTTTATAGTCGACCGGTTCGCGGGTGTCATCATGTTTTCCGTCGTAGGTTCCCTCATCTTGTACATTCTCTATCTTACACTCGTTCGAGGCGAAAACGTAAACGCATCCGTAAACGCCTTTTTTAGCGACATGTCATTATCTGACCCCATCTACATTCTAACTAAAATAACAACGTTTATTTGCAATTACTTTTTGAAAGGTATTCTGGTTCAGCTTGTTAAAAATTCAATGCTCATCATTTTCCTCATGTACTTGGCGGTGGTCGTTTACGTTTACACAAAACAACCTTACCAAGTGGTTTCCGATAATAAATCCATTTTCCTCTTTCTGTTTCTCTTCATCGGATTTGCGCTGTTGTCGTTACTCGTGATGGGCTTGGAAGCTTTTGTTCCTTTTATCACATCATTCATAAAATATACAATCATTATTGGCATCGTCATTGGCATCATTCTTGCGGTTTTACACGTGTATACCAACGTCCCCATTATTGCAAACACGGTTTTATTCATTCTGAATATCGCAATTCTCGTCGGCATTTTGGCAATGATTGTTCGATTCATTGGAGCAGAATCACCCAACTATATTTCCGGCCCGCCCACATGGTCCAGTTTACTGTTTAAAATCGCCATTTATCTTCCTTGTTTGTGTTTAAACTTGGCCGATTATTTTCGAGGTGAATTAAAATTGGCGCAACGTCAATGGACGTATGTCATTCTTATATTCTTTGAAATCGCATTTGTCTTATTGCTGTTTCTGCTTCCAAAAGTATTCGACGCGGTAGTAAATCACAACGGCGAAGTCATTGTAGATGTCGTATTGCCTCTCAATGATAAAAGTGAACCGTTCGACATTACAACGAGTAATTCAGACAACAGCACAACCGTTTCTTTAACACCGTCTCTCGCGGAAAATGTGAAAACAAATACGCCACATTATAGCTACGGTATTTCCGCATGGTTTTATATTCACCCCGAACCGCCGAAAAACAGCTATTCATCCAACGGAGGAATCAGTATTCTTAATTTTGCAACCGATGGCACGAATGCACAAGGAGCACCGCAAGTTTTATTTGATCCGAGCGGAAACCAACTTGTAATAAATGTTCAAACCGAAACAAACAACACTATAAGCGTACCCCTTCCAAATCAGATTTTGTTACAACGATGGAACCACTTGTTCATCAACTTTAACAATAACGGAATAATGGATGTATTTTTAAACAATCATTTAGAAACTGTTACACCAAACGTGATTCCGAAATTGCCCAAAACATTAATTGTTGGTTCAAATCCAGGAGGAATATATGGACAAGTTTGCAATGTGGTGTATTACAAAGACGTTGTTGGAAGTCAAGGCGTTTCTTGGATTTATAACACACATAAATTATTAAACCCGCCTCTCAAACCCAACTTTTAGAAAATATAGATATTTTAGAGAAAAAGATTTTTTTTAGTTATATTTATTACATATTTTGCAATTATTTTGCAATTATTTTGCAATTATTTTGCAATTATTTTGCAATTATTTTGCAATTATTTTGCAATTATTTTGCAATTATTTTGCAATTATTTTGCAATTATTTTATAAATAAATATATAATATATAAATAGAAACAAATAGTCGGATATTTTAATATCAGCATATAAAATGGATTTTTCTTGGTCAACGCTCATCATTGTTATACTCGTGATTCTTATCATTTACTTTGTCTGGTCAATTATGGCTTCTTCTTCTTCAAGCACCGTCATTAGCGGCGAACAGGACGCAAGTGCTCAAACAACAATTTCTATATCTGATAAAACCTACAGTTTTGCACTTTCCGCTTGGATTTATGTAACCGACTGGAGTTCCACAACTAAAGACAAATCAATTATTAGTTCCGAATCCGACACATCAACGAATCCTCCCAACCTTCTTATAAGTTTAGGGAAAGACACCAACGTATTAAATGTTAACTTGGGAGGCAGCGAAACCACAATTCCTCCCATTCCAAACATTCCACTTCAAACCTGGGTGTCAATTATTTTGAATGTGAACAACGGAAGTTCCATCGATATTTACATCAACGGAAAACTGGTGCAAACAAACGCTTTACAAACGGCATGGAGTTTGGACAGCGGATCGCTGTACGTTGGTTCTAAAACCAGCGGTTTTACCGGACACATTACCATGGCAATATTACATAAAGCGCCGCTCGGCCCTCAAGACGCGTGGGATATTTATTCCAGCGGGTATGGCAGCAACGGTTCCAGTTCAGCTGTCGATTTTTTCAACAAATACAAGGTGCGATTCGCTTTTGTAAAAGATAATGTTGAATTGTCTCGTCTCGACGTTTAACGTTTAGCATCAATAAAATAAAATAATTTCATGAATCTAAATTTATTTTATTGATATTATATATCCTAGATATATCTTATATAATATCAATAAATACATCAAAAAATAATAATATCAAAAATATTTCAGACGCATGTTGTTTTATGGAAAAGAAATTGACTTTACAATCATCATTTTAATTGTTATTGTAATTTTAGCCGCTTATATCCTTTTTTCATATTATCAGCAACAAAAACAATCCATTCCAATTATTTTTGATTCACATTCTACCATAACATCCACCACGGTTGCAATCCCTGCAAAAACGCAGTTAAAAAATGGCGCATTTGCAATTTCCCTCTGGATTAAATTCAACTCTTCCATTCCATCCTCTATCAATCTTCTGCGCCTGACAAAAACAAATGGAACCGCAACACCATTGTCTTTGACACTCGACGACAGCGGAAACCTCATTGTTACAACAATCTTGGAAACAACGACCGCAAAAACAAACATCATATTGTTTCCCATTGAAGAAGCCGTCAACGTTGTTTTAAACTACAATGGCGACGACGATATTGATCCCGATAAAGATGAAACCGTATATGATCCAACAACGAATACACAAATATCTATTTTTAATCCTAGCGCAAACACGTTTTACAATAACAGTAAACGCGCACTCGACGTTTATATTAATGGACTTTTAAACAATACAATTTCCGTCGACACACTCACAAATTCAAAAACGGATCCCGATTCACCACCATATATTACCTACATGGACGCTTCCATGAACTACATGACAACCAATGGAAACCAAATCATCGTTGGTGACGACTCATCGGCCGTAGTCGACGGAACAATCTCAAATGCCGAATTCATTAAAGACGGGTGTTCGCCCCAAAATGTTCGTGATATTTTTAACCAAGGAGAATCCGGCAGCATTTTTGAAACCTTGTTGTCTTATAAGCTTCGCTTCAGTTTTATCGAAGATAATAAAGAAACGAAAACGTATGACTTTTTATAGTCGCGGCGGCACCGACTTTCTTAAGCTGTCAAACGAACCGCTGTGATAATAACATTAGTCCGCCGAAAATAGAGAGATTCTTTGTAAATGAAATCATTTCACTTGGATTCGTCGGAAAATGGAAAATTAAAATCGTCATGGCAGTAAAAACAGCTAGTCCAATTGTCGCAACATACGCATACTCTTCATACTTGCTCGTATAGAGAGAATACAATATTAGTAAACTTCCAAACGTCAGCAGTCCAATCACCCCAGTAATGGCTGTATTATATATGAGCGAAACGAGCGCTTCGCTTTGATTCAACAATTTTTTAAAATACGCTAAAGACGGGATGCCGATCAATACTATGCTAATGAAAAGAAACAAGTACACATTGAATTGGCTTGCTTGGCTTGTCTTCCCGATCATTATCAGAATAATATAAAAATACAGAATTGCAGAAGCAACAGCAGCAATAAATATAGGATTCAATTGAATTGCGTTTATTTTTGACTTTAATAAATCTACCGTGCCTTGAAAGGACATGATTTTATTTATACCGCCCCCTACAAATATAAACAATAGTAAAAATGCATTGAAACAAATAAATAATTTATCCATTTTATTATTTATTTATATTTTTATTATTATATTTGTAGATTTGTAGTTTGTTTTATTTGTAAATCTAAAGTTTCGAAAGCATGTATCCATTTTTTCCTGTAGTGAAAACACGTTTATATTGATCATCTGACTCATGCATCTTCAAATGACATGAATCGCACACCGTCAATAAATTCGCCCGATGATTTTTATGAAAATGCTGAATGTAGTCGTTTGCATCCGCTTCTTTTTGGTGCTGCAAATGATGCACTTCTTCGCCCATCCCTTTTTTACACAGCTCGCATAGCCCCTTCACTTTATGCGCATTAAAATGACTCGGCTTGAAACTCAAATTCCCTGTCCGGTTCTTATCGCGATACTTTAATCGAATCGCATTCGCCATCTTCAGAAAATCGTCCGGTAAATGCAGCGACTTGCACACTTCAAGACCATACATACTCGGCCCCGCGCCATCGCGCAGCTTTCGATCATAAATTAATGCATCGCGCGCCCGGTCATACGTTACCGCCATGTGTTTTGTCGTGAGTTTGTCTAATTGCGCAATTTCTTCATAGTCCACAATCTCGTGCATGTGTGTCGCAAACACAAAACAGCTTTTTAGCGCATGCAGCTTCTGTAATCCGGCAACAAATATACTAATTGCGGAATCAATTTCCGTTCCCGAACATAGCTCGTCTCCCAAAATCAAACTGTTTTGGTCTGCGCATTTCAAAATGACCCGAAGTTCCGACATTTCAACCGCAAATGTTGACATCCCTTTAAATAAATTATCATTCCCTAAAATGCGCGTCATAATGTTCGTATACGGGCGATACGTGAATGACGAACATGGCACATAAAGTCCCGCTTGCGCCATAATGATACAAATTCCTAGCGCCCGAATCATGCTCGTTTTTCCAACTGCATTCGTTCCGTATAGCAGCATGCCGCGCTCGTTTATACCAAGCGAAATGTCATTCGTCACATAGAGTTCGTCCTCATTCATTCGCTCAATTAAACAGTGCCGAATGTCTTTCGCGTCAACATAAGAACCCTCCTCTTGTCCTTGTGATTTACTTGCATCAATAATCGGTTTGCAATACTTGTATTTACGAGCAATATACGCCTGATTCTGAATCAAATCGACATCCGTAATAAACGAAACAATGGTCTGAAACGATTCTTGGCACTCTTTGAGCTCGCACACGAATTTATGAAACACAAGCCCAATTTCATCGCGAATTTTATTTCTCGTGTCACTAATCGATGCGCACACGCTGGATAACGCCTCGTGCACAAATGTAACCGCACTGCCACCCGCTTTCACGAATTGCAACGTCGATAAATCGAAATCAAATGTTTTTACTAATTTTTTACAATAATCGTCTTTTTGACGAATCGACTCGTATTCCAGTTTGCACACGTGCTCTTTTGCCTTCACCCTCTTGCCAATTTGTTCCAGTAATAATTTACTGCGTCGCTCCGTCGTCTGAATACTATATCCCGACTTTTCCGTTTCGTGCCTTTTCACAAATTCTTTTTCTTTTAAAAAAGTTGTACCCTTTTTCTCTCCAATCGCAATCAAGTCATTACAGAATAACCGAATGGCTTCCAAAATACTGCATCCGTCTTCATTCATAATATACGTTTGATCAAGATCATTACTAATGCCCGGTTTAACAAAACAATCCCGGTAACTCAAATCGAAATCGAGAGAATCGACGGACTTGCATCTTTCAATATAGAAACAGGAATCCATTTTTTTCATTACATCATTACACATTTTCGTAATTCTCTCTGGATCCGCATCTGCACGAAAATATTTCAACAAGGTAGTATCGCACTTGACGCCATCATACATTCGCGCAATCATTTGCAAATTGGTATATAAAACATAGAGAGAATTCGGACAAATCTTTCCCATCTGTATTTTACGATGCAGTTTTTCAATGTCTTTTATGTTTTCAAGCGCGCTTCTCCAATTCATATAATAGTCATCTGTCAAAACATATTCTGTAATGTCATATTCTCTCTGAATCGTGGCAACATGAAACGACGGATGTAGTAGCCGATAATAAAACCGTCTTGAACCCATCGGCGTCTTGCACTTGTTAAGAAGACGAAATACAGACGAATTTGACCCGGCGGAGCTACCGCTGAGCCCCTTTGCATCAATAATGTTCAATTGTTCCAGCGTGTGATTCGCCAGAACCATTCGATCCGATCGATTTTCAAATTCCGGCTCTTCTATCTTCGACGTCAGATTCGGATTGTGTTCATACACGAAATGAAGCAAAAATGTATACGCCTGAACCGCAAATTCATAGATCGAATAATTCTGAAAAATCGCATTGCAAAGATGAAACGAAAAAAACTTTCCTAGCACTTCTTTCCGATACGTTTGTTTTTCCGCATTTTTTGCCTGGATATAAAAAGGATGCGAGTCCAAATGTTTTTCTTCTTTCTCTGCAATTGAATCGTTCAAATCAATCCAATGAATCGCGCTTGCACTAGAAGAAATATTAGCATAATTTTTTATGTCTTCAATCTCATTTACAGAGAGATTTGAAATAATAATAACTTCACTCGGACGAAACGATGACACAAATCTCTCCAGTTCATCATACGTTGTCTGATTATGACGCGGGTTCAATTCGGACTCAATCTCAAAACATGCGCTTTTTCCCGTATAAATATCAATATTCGACATTCCTATAATTATTTTTTTGTTTGCACCCACCTTTACACGCTGAATCCAAAAACACGACGTATTGTTCGAGAGAACTGCCGAATCACTCGAAAAAAAGGTCCCCGGAGAATAAATGCAGTACAAACTTCGCGTGGTATTTGCGCCTTGGCCGTCTTGCACGTAGACCACAATCGTATACCCGCGATCCTGCATTTTCTTTACATACCGCTCCAAACTGTAGTCCCTGAAATTGCACGTAAACGGAAATCCCGCCATGCACCTACCGTTTGTAATGGAAGTATTTAAATCACAAACCGTACAAAATTCTCTCATATTTTCATCAGCGACGTTTCCACATGCGTCTGCCCTTGAATAACATTCAAAAAATGAACCCACCTGCATTAACAATATTGTTTTTTGTCCATACTTGTTCGAATATTCTCTCGAGATGCGAAAATATTCATCGGTCAATGATGTTGCTGACATGATTTAAAAATTATTTTGATTTTAGTTACAAATCTACTTGTTACACAGTGTACAGTTATATATATTCACGACGTCATTTTATATCTGTTTTGTAAATAATATTTTTAAACTATTTTTTTATATATGTTTATACATAAACTAAAGATAATGAAAATAAATAAAGAACTTGTTAAATTTGGCAAACCACTTGGTGTTACTAAACAAAAAGTTGTATCCTTCTCAAATCATGGTAAATCAAAAAATAAAGATCAACCGAATTATTATAATAATGTATATAGTGGAGTAAAATATCAATCTGTGGAATTTGTAAGACGATGGTTAATAACCGTTTATGGCATAACCTTTGAAAGCGTTGATGATGCTACAGATATTTTTAAATTAAAAAATTTTATTTTGGTAAAATATCCATCAATTAAAATAGTAATAGAAAAATGTGTAAATAACGGTTCAAAAAATATTGCATTTGGAAATGTTATAATATGGGACAGTCAAGGCGCATTTAACGTAGATGGAAGCTGCGCAATCGTAGTGAAAGTAAAAAATAATATTATTTATATAGCAGATCAAAATGTTAGCAACAAATCATGGAATGATAAATGCTATTCTAGAAAATTATATGTAAATGAAAATAACGTGATTGAAGATAGAGAATATCCAGATACCAAAATAACTGGATGGTTAAAATATAATTAACACCCATATTACATATTATATTATATTATATATATTATATACCAAATTCAGGAATTATGATTTACGATCGAGCATTCGATACCCGCTTCATAAATCGATAGAAAACATAGAGAGAAAATCCAGTCATAAGAATATAAAATGCTTTCACATACACGTCATCCGGCAACTTTGAAAAATCATTCATAACGTTAAAAGCTTTTAGTGATGCTTTTGATTTGGTCTTATTTCGACTATTTTTTTTATTTCCATTATTATTACAACCAACCCTTTTATAATTCGATAGATTGCAGCCGCTCTTTTTTTTATTATGAGTCGAATGTGTTGAAAATATATTTCCAAATGCGCTGGTCTCGTCATCGCTGGAGTCGCAATCACGATTCTTGGCATCCATACGAGCCGTAAATGTTTCCGTGCACGTTAACGACGGGTCGGCTGGATTTTTCTTATCGTTAAAAATGCACGGGTCCATATTTTTCACGTCGGCTACAGCCACAAATTGCGTTTCATTCCCAGAAATATCCATTCCCGTATCATTTAAATCGGCGTCCGCAACCGGAACAATGGTCTGAAGAGTTACTGACATGCAGTCCGGATTATCACCCATCATGAACGACTTGAATAAATTCAAGGGGTTTAATTTGCCTAAATCGCCCAAAAGCCCGGGAATAAGTCCCTCAAATTCCGTAAAATCAGTACCTCCAAGCCCAGAAGAAATAAACGGAATGTTGCCATTCGGCACATTATCAATGTAAATATAGCGATCCACTTTATTTCCGGATGCAACATCTTTGCATTGTCCACCCGTTTTTAAAAAGAATTTATCACCAAGCGGCCCGCCGGTAGTCGATCCCGCATTTCCTGTAACCAACACTTCAACATAATCGATAAGTCCACTTACATTATTGGTTAGTGCACCGAAATTGCCGTCGGACGACATGCCTAGATCCGATGGTTTTAAAATGCGTTTCCAATATAAATAATCGGGACCCAGCAAATTTTGCTCCATTCCCTTCATATCCGTTATTACATCCGAAAAAAAACTTGACATTTTTTATCTTTTTTATTTTTTTATTATATTTTTTTATTATATTTTTTTATTATTTATTACTGATATTTATCTATATAATAAAAAAATATATTGTTATTTTTAAATTTTTACATTTTTACATTTTTACATTTTTAAATTTTTACATTTTTACATTTTTACATTTAATAAGCAAAAAAAATATATGCAGCCCCCCCTGCCTGCATGAGTCACGCATGCGCATCATCTAATCATTCATCATCTGAAAACACTGGTCGTCGCTCATAGAAACATTCGTCGTCACTATCAAAATAATATGCTTTCGGATTTTCTTCATAGATGAATTGAAACCTTTTCATGTTTTTCAAGTATGTTGGCGAAACGTACCAACGAATCGGAGCTTTTTTCCCGAGCGTTTTAATGTCTTTCACACTACAGATGCCAGTTTCGCCGCGCTTCGCAACGTAAAGTTTGTACTTGGGTGGCGGCACATCATCCTTAGGATTCGCCGTTCTACCCATACCCATGGCCATAGACATGTTTGGCCACATGTTTGCTTTTGTCGACATGGTCCAAAGCGCATCTTTTGCAGGGAACTCTTGACGGATTTTCCACTCCCAGTCAAGCCACTGTAGTTCAGCCGCTTCATTGTAAACCTTTTCAAAATCTTCCACGGTTTTGCATCTGCACAATTCATCGGCTCGGTTGTGGAATAAGATTCGCATGAAATCCCAAAATGTGTCGGGTTTTTGTGTCGAATTCCATGGAATCAGGTATCCGTAATCCGATGAGGGAATAAAGCCAGGACATCGTTCTAATAGGCGCCGCTCTTGATCCAAAGTAATGTACGATTTGTACACTTTTATAAATCCCGCGGCTTCTTCCTCTTTTGTCATGGAAGTCATATTTGGAACATTGTGCCAGCGTTTTTCTGCGCGCCATTTCTCCATTTCTTGATGATGGATTTCATTCGAGTATTTGCAATTTTCCTGATATTCCTTGTCTTCCCATTCTCTTTTTTCAGTTTCATTTTTGAAGATGGGAGCGACAGTTGGAGCACCAGGTCGAATCAGGGTTTTGTGAGACGGGCGAGAATCTTCGGAAGGCGTGATGCATTGATATAAAGGTGCGGAGGATGTGGACGCGATTGATTCGGTTGATGCATTTGATTCGGTTGATTGCTGTTTTTCTGAAATGGGTTCGGCAGGTGCAACAGCGGATACAGGTTGTCCCCCTCCACCAACTCGACCTTTTGGTTTTGTTTTCATTGTCTTCAAAGTGAATATATCACCTTCTCTAGGCATTGCTCCCGCTGCTGCTGCTGGTACTGTCTGCTTGGACTGTGTGGAAGCAGGGGGGTTAGAATTTGCTTTAACAACTGAAGCCCAAGATTTCATTGAATGTATTGGAACGCTATAAATTATTTTTTTAATGTAAAAAAAATCAATTTATCTTTTTATACCTTTAAAATTTATATTTTTTATTTTTTATTTTTTATTATTATATATTTTTACTGAACACAAACCCGATAATACGTCGAATGAATCGCCGATTTACTGGCTCGGTCAATTTTACACACATCGCCGGGTCGCATTCCAATCGCCAAAGCAACCGGATCATACCTCGAAATATCCGGCAGCTGCGATGTATCGCCGACATTATATTTCTTCATCATGTCATTGAGTTCCTCACTGGATAAAATCGTGTGCGGCGGAACATACTGATGATTCAAAATGTTAAACTGAAGCCGGTCCAATGAAAGTAGAACAATAAACCTTCCCTGCAAAAAGAGCTGATTCAAATACTGATTCATGGTTTTGACTTCCTGTTTCGTGACAATAATTAGCGTATCCCTTTCCGTCAAAACGGTGTCATTCGCATTGGTCGATATTCCCAGTCCTCCAATTTCGCCCCCGGAACCAAGCACATACAAATCTTCCACCAAATCGTTAATGTGCCCTGCGCTCAACATTTTCTCAAGATGGAACTTGATGTACGCCTTTTTCTTTGGTTTGTCATTACCTTTACCTTCCTTCTCTTTACTTTTATCCGACGACGACGACGATTTCGTTTCCACCAACATGTCAAGCTGTTTATGTGCATACATGGCGTTCACTTCATTCACACCGAAATTCGTATAACCCTCCACATCATATCCCTGCGCCATCATCAATTCCAATAAATTTTTCCTCGCGTTATACAGTCGCGCAATTGTTTTGCTCGCATTCGATGACATTGTCGTGAGTGTGTTTGTCTTCGCTATTAACAATAATTGTGTATATCTTTAATTCAATTTTTATATTATTTTATTGATTTATAAAAAAAATAATTAAAAAAATAAAATAAATTAAAATATTAAAATAAAAATATTATTTTAATTTTAAAAATGTTGAAAGGATTTTATATAAATTTAGATGAAAGGGTTGACAGAATGAAACATTTTGAGAATTTAAAGGTTACATATGATTTTTTTAAAAACGTAAAAAGATTATCTGCGATAAAAAATAATAATGGAGCCATAGGTTGTGGAGCATCACACATTGAAGCATTGACAAAATTATTAGGATATAGTGATGATTATTTTATAGTGTGCGAAGACGATCTTTGTATTTTAAACGATGATCATTTTAATAAATTTGTCAAAGATTTCGATAACATTAAAGATAAAAAATGGGATATTATTGTTATTATTACCCCAAGTGGAGATAAAATGCCAGACCTACCATATCATAATTTCTGTAGAATTCATAATAATCAGACAGCTACCGGTTATATTATAAAAAAAACATTTATTCCTGTTTTAATATCTAATTTTAAAGAGTCGCTAATCGGACTAGTAAAAGGAGGTCATCCAAACACGTATGCAATAGACCAGTGGTGGAAACAATTACAAACTCAATACATATTTTGTTATTATAAAGATATTTATGCAGGACAATTAGTCGGTTATTCTAGTATTGAAAATAAACATATAAATTATAATGAACGGTTCCTTCGTCAATAACGGTTTTTGCTATTTATAAAAAGGTATGTCACGAAAAAAATGGTCTGATAAAAAATGTAGCGCATTCTTCTTGATATGATCGTCCATATAATAACCAATTGCATGATCCTCTATAACGTGTTCTTTCATGTGCTCTTTTTTGTCAAGTAAATTTATGACTGCTGCTTTGGATAAAAAATAAAATCGACCACTACAATAACTTGTTTTTCTTAATAATAATTTTTTAGGTAGTTCAGAATGAACCGTGTAATATGTCGAATAATGATCATTCACATTAAGTAATCGCCCGCCATAATTATAGTTTTTAGTTGAAAGCGTTGTCATCATTTTATTAAAAAATCCATCGTCAACAAGTTCCTGATCATCGTCCGTCTTAAAAATATAGTCATAATTATATGTACGATTTACAGCTTCAAGTGCAGTGATAACCTTGTGAGGCAAACTCAAATAATCGTCCTTCGTTTTCGTATAAAGAATTTTATTATGAAAATCAAAAAAATAATTGGCATCATTATTTTTACATTTCTCAACGTCGCCAATCACATGAAAATAAATTATATTGTTATTACTGTTATTATTTTTATTGTCTAGTTTTTTAAGCCATGTTTCAATTTGTCTCTCGGCCTTGTATTTATACTTGTAACAATTGAGAATTAATAAAATATATCTTTGGTCAATCATATTTTATTATAATTAAAATATATATTTATTTATTTATGTTTTATTTTGAATTATTATTAAATTCATTTTTTATTGATTTTTTATTTATTGTATCGAGTTCGAGTTACGTTACTGAATATCAACATGTGTCAAAAAGTGACGCCTGCAACACATTTTCGTAAATCCAATGTCGTCTAGAACTTGCCCTTCCGCCGTTTTTTTAATATTGTGCTTTGTCAAATAAAGCACCTTGTCAACCGCAACATCTCCGCCTCCTTGTTCCTGCAACTTCTTCTCTCTCACTTTATTCAAGTAGTATCGATACTTGTCTGCAATTACCTTGCCGCACGTATAACACTTGACCGGAATAATCATTTGTTTGTTCTTATAATACTCCTCGTGTATATAATCTATACAACTATATTATTTTATATCAATTTTTATTTTAATTCTTTTTCATTTATTGTAAAAAAATTAAATTGCGAAATTATTTTTTTATGCGACCCATTCCTTGCTTCTATTCATTTGCTTTCTTTTCATAGTTTTCTTTTCATTGCTTTTTTTTCATTGCTTTTCTTTTTATTTTTCTTTTCATGGTTTTCATTGCTTTTCTTTTCATGGTTTTCATTGATTTTATTTTCAGTGTGCGGCGCCTACGCGATCCACCTGCCGACGATACTGTTATCTTTTGTCGTTCTGGTTCAGGACTTATCATTGTAAATACTTTAGAAATTAATGATTGTTGTTGGGGAGGAGGAGTTAATGATTGTTGTTGGGGAGGAGGAGTTAATGATTGTTGTTGGGGAGGAGGAGGCGATATAAGGTTTAAACCGTTTTTAAATCTATCCGCATATTTTTTAAATTTAGCATCACATTTTGTTTGATCGAAATGCCCGGGTTGACAGTAAGTGATATCAAATCGGTAAATGTATCCAAGTTGTTCAAATAAACTGATGAGATATCCATAATTACCAATTGCGCAATACGCATCACTCAATTTATTTGTCAAACAGTAAGACGGTTTAAGTGTTTTGTACTTGCCTGGATTTGCTTGCATAACCCGAACAACATGCATGACTGTGGGGAAACATGTGTAACTTTCCTCGCGATAAACTAGAGCTTTTGATGCATTCATCAATATTTCAGTAAGTTTGTCATTTGGAATATTCACTTCCCCTGTCTTAAAATAACCTGTCTTTAGTTGCAGTGTTGAGGTTTCTGCCGTTTCAACCAACTTGTAATATTCTTCTCGTTTGACTGCGTATGGAGCTTCCATGTAACTAATTGCAATGTCTTTGGCCTGGTTGAACGCATCCTCAAGTTCTTTATCCACATTATCAGGGACGGTTGCATATCTCCTTACAATTTCCAAAAAATCTGTTCCAGTTTTGTTAGTCGTCACATTTAAAAAGTCAGCAATCTGAAACGATCCTACTATTTCAGCAACAGTTGCAGAGTTTCCAATGTCTTGTTGGGCAATGATAAAATTTCTTAATATGCCTGCAAATACAAAGGGTAACAACTTCAAAAAATTATAATAAGTTAATTTGCTTGTGTCATATGGAAATACATCGCGAACATTACTACAACTCAATGATTCTTCAACAAATTTTGGTTTGTCCCTTATGTCTGGAACTGTAACAAGATCAGCATACGTCTCAATGTCAAATTTTAAACTACTTTTGCCGGTAAAGATCAAAAATGAATCTTCAAAAACAGAGACAATGTATGCCAACCCAACGAGTTGATTAAATCCGGAAAATTGAACTCCTAAATCAATGTCAGACGAAGGGGTTATGCTTCCAAATATTCCCATCTTGTAATTTTTCAATTCAGCCACTATATCTTTCCTAAAAAATCTTCTAGGAGTTATGCCATTACTTGTTGAATACTGATAAACCTCATTGAACAGTCCCTCATTATTCATCATTTCAGTAGTTGTCATTAGTAATTGATAAAACAATAATGTGCGTAGACACCATAATTCTTTTTGCTTCTTATCATCGTATGTTCTTATTTGGTGAGGATAATCAAAATCTGCAATTGATGTTCCAGAAGTGGAAACAATTCCATCCATGATACTTTTCATTCGTAATTGAAGCTCTGCGAGTGTTTTTGCTGAACCCGATACAACTCCTGGCAGTGCGTATTTGCTAACATCAAACTTGTACATTTTCTCAAATTGACGTAAATCATCCCCGCAACGCTTTATGATGCTTGCAAATAAAAAACATGGATACGGACTTGGTACACTCGGGGGACTTACATTTTGAATTGGTGGTGGCATTGGTGGCATTGAAGCTACTGCATTTGCCATGTTTAATAAACTGTTTATATATAATTTACATATAATATATTTTTTATAGTAATAATAACTTTACTTAATAATTATCGTTTATTTTTTTACTAAAAAGATTCTAAATATAAATATAGATCGCAACATCTCTGTGTCCTTATTCTCTTCCAACATAGTATGAGGACTTGAGTTACGTTATTCAACTACAATTACATTCAAAGCATGTCGTTTTCGAATATTTTCTGCGTATTTCACAAAATAGTTTCCTTGGTCTCTATAAAATTTTTTTTCATTTTGTGTATATTTTTTAAGTGAACTTAAATATAAATATTTTTTACCTAATAGTAAATTAAACTCGTATTTTTCATTCGGTTTTAATTTTGTTGGGTGTATCGAATTTAATTTTTCAAATCGTTTTTCCTGTTCTTTTGTTACATTTTTATATTTTTTACGTTCCATTATTATTTTACTTAATATATTTATAAGATTATTAAATATATTATTAAGAAATTAAATAAAATCGTAATCAAGAAGAACAGCGAGGTCCGCTCTTCGCATCCTTGTAATAATAGCAATCTACATCTATTTTTTTACCAGAAGTATCATAACCAAATGTCATACCGGTTTTGCTTCCGGAACGACACACGCCGCCGGGATTATCCGCCGTAACCACCCATCCACAACAATCTGTATTTAAACAAGATGCTTTTCCAAACACTTTGCACTCATTATCAATATCCGTCGCCGAACTGCCTTTACTCGTATGCATACTACAAAATCCTGATTTTAACTTTTTTTCAAGATCAATCGGCGGAGTCAATAAGTTATTTTCGCTAGTAGCGGCGGCGGCACCACTAACACTGCTGTCGCCAGTATTTCCCGTGCTATTATCGTCGTCACCATCGTTTTTTCCACCTTGTTTATGCTCCATTGTCTCAATAATTAATCGTTTCGTTCTTGTCATTGGCATTTCAAATGTCACGTCCGCCATGTGAATATAAATAAGCAGTCCAAAAATAACAACCATAATTCCAAGCATGTATGTAAAATTCTCGTAGATGAATGCAAGCACCGGGGAAGACGACGACGATGGTAACGACGGTAATGATGACGGTGACGGCGAATCGAATGAAAAAGACGAAGACAACGAGTTAACAGAATCCATTTTAAATACGTTTATATGGAGAGATAGAGAGATAATGATTAAATCGATATTGAATCTTATTATTATAATTATAATTATAATAAAAATTTAATTAATTAATTATAAATAATAATTTTATAACTATTATTCTTTATTTATTTTATTATATTATTGTGACAAAAATATTATGAAAATTCCCTTATGTTTTAAAATTAAAAACATTTCTTACATTCTTTTATTCAAATCGTGATTCATATAATTGTGCATAAATGTATCACCGCCCACATTTACGACTTTTCCCGCCATATTTGCATCTTCATATATTTTTCGCAATACATTTGATGGAGCAGTTGAACCTAGTTTCAATAAATTATTTTTTATTAATTCGTTTTTCACATCGTGTATCGGAACATTCTTTAATTCACGTTGCGCATCTTGAATTTTTTTAATCGTCTTATTGTTCTTAATTAAAATACTTATTTTTTTACCATATTTCCCAAGTTTATATTTCTTTACTGTCGTTTTTCGTTTTATTTGTTTTATTTTTCTTGGTACATGTTTTGGCTTGCTCGATTTTTTTTTATTGTTTTTAGAATTTGATGCATAATCGTTCACATGACTTTTCGCATGACTTTGTGTATGAATCCCCGTATGCCGTTTCAGTGTTTTATTAAAATATTCACGATATGACGGTTTGGATCCATTTTTTAAAGCACCGTACGGTTTATCTTGAGGAATCTCGTATTTAAAAGGCGAATCTTCTTCTTCACCTTTATCACCTTTATGGCCTTCATCACCGATAAACTCTTCATATTTTACTGCGGAACGAGGTGGCGGCGGCGGCGGTGGTGGTGGCGGTGGAGGTGGTGGTGGAGGCGGCGGTGGCGGTGGCGGTGCTCGATCACCGCCTTTCTGTTGTTGCGGTTGCTGTTGTTGTTGCTGTTGCTGTTGCTGAATTTGTTGAAGCTGATTCTGCAAGTCAGAAATTGTGGTTGTAATATCCTTTATTGGAGCGGCGGGAACAAGAGCAGGAACAATAGGGTTTAAAGGAATAAAAGATGGCATTTCTAAAGACATTGGCGAAGTAAAGTCGCTTGGAACATCCAACATTGCAGGAACTGAAACAACATCTTTCAGATGTTGTCTTTTTGACGTCGTTGAATGACGATGATTATGTTGTTTGAATGATTTTAAATAATTTAAAGATTCTTCAAAATCTTTTGAAAATATATTTTCATATTTTTTTTTATCGAATGTCGGCATTGGACTATCTTTTTGTTTATCTTGCTCTTGTTGCTCTTGCTTTTGCTCCTTCTGTTGCTTTTGCTCTTGCTGTTGTTGTTGCAGTTTCTCTTCGCGTTTTTGTTTCAATAGTTTAATTAAATTATTCTTTAATTCGCTTGGTCGAACAAACCCGGGCATTTTTTTTAATGTTCGTTTCGAACCCGTCGTCGTATTAGAACCATTTTTACCTCTTTTTTGCGCATTCGGATTTAAATGTTCGTGATTAATAACAATTTTTTTCTTTACTTCGCTCATATTTTTTTTTATAATTTATTTTGATTTGATTTTATATTTATTCTCTCTATCTCTCTTTAAAAAAGAAAAAAATATATATATTCATACTTAATATATTGATTTATATCATTTTATTCTAATTTTGATTTTATTCTAATTTTGATTTTTATTCTAATTTTGATTTTTCAATTTATATATGTAAGAAAAAATATTTAAAAATAAATTGATTATTAATTGAATAAGAAATATTTTCATAAAGACCACGAACCGAATCAATATGGAATTTTGTGCTGCTTCGTCTGGCGAATATAATAGTAGGTTTGTTATAAACAAAGATTATAGTGGATATCATGAAAATGGAAAAGAAAAAGAAAAAGAACGTATTATTCCCGATCAGAGTGCTGTATCAGGATCTGAATCTGCCGTTGTTGTCACCACAAAATATGACTATGACGACGACAGTAACGTCGAATACGATGAAGCGGCATGGAAAATTATTGGCTCTTACTTTGAGGGCCAACATTTGAAACGGCTGGTGCGACACCAAATTGAATCGTATAATGATTTTATAAATAACCAACTGGAGAGAACCATTCAAATGTTCAATCCAGTCACCATTGCATCAGACCAAGATTTTGATAAAAAAGCGAAAAAACATAAACTTGACATCGAAGTCACATTCAGCGACTTTCACTTGTATCGTGCCCAAATTCATGAAAACAATGGAGCTACCAAACTCATGTTTCCCCAAGAGGCACGTCTTAGAAATTTTACATATGCATCTTCAATGACAGTAGATGCAAATATAAAATATACCATTCGCACCGGCGAAAATCTTGAAAATGTTCAAACATTGCATAAATCCATTCCCGGAATTCACATTGGAAAAATGCCAATTATGTTGAAATCGTCTATCTGCATTCTCAACCAATACTCACACATCAGCGATGCCGAAACGGGCGAATGCGCATACGATGCCGGCGGCTACTTTATTATCAACGGCAGCGAAAAAACAGTCCTCGGACAAGAACGAGCAGCCGAAAATAAAGTGTACTGTTTCAATATTTCAAAAGGAAACACCAAATGGAATTGGCTCGCAGAAGTAAAATCTGTGCCCGACAACAAGTGCATTTCACCCAAACAAATCAACATGATGATTGCCTCAAAAAATAACGGATTCGGATTTCCCATTTATATCCAGATTCCGCGCGTAAAACATCCGCTTCCCCTCTTCGTTCTGTTTCGCGCACTGTCTGTTCTTTCCGACAAAGATATTTGCGAGAAAATCATGCTCGACATTGAGGGCGGAGATAACAACAAAGCCATTCTCGCATCACTTCAAGCGTCTATTATTGACGCCAACACGGTTCTCACACACGAAGACGCCATGCGCCAGCTCACGTCGAATGTAATGTACACGCCAATGTACATGGACAAGGAAACCGGCGCAAAAAAGAAACGCGACTTTGCAGTTGATATCCTGAACTCTGATTTGTTTCCCCATTGCAAAACTGCAACACAGAAAATCTACTTTTTGGGATACATGGCCCTGCGTCTCATTAAATCCAGTTTGGGAATTTTGAAACACGATGACCGCGACTCATACATGAACAAGCGTGTTGATTTGACCGGCGCACTGCTCAACAACCTGTTTCGAAACTATTTCAACAAGGTGGTCAAAGACATGACGAAACAAGTCGTTCGAGAAATCAATACGGGCTCTTGGCGCTCCACCGAAGATTATGTCAGCATTATCAATAAGACAAATGTCTACAAAATCATCAAGTCAACAACCATTGAAAATGGCATCAAGCGCGCGCTTTCCACCGGCGATTTCGGAATCAAAAATACAAACACCACCAAAGTCGGCGTTGCTCAGGTCTTAAATCGCTTGACATATGTTTCCAGTTTGAGCCACCTTCGAAGAGTCAATACACCCATCGACAAGAGCGGTAAACTCATTCCGCCGCGCAAATTGCACAATACCACCTGGGGATTTCTCTGCCTGGCCGAGTCGCCTGAAGGCGCCAGCGTCGGTGTCGTCAAAAATATCAGCTACATGAGCCACATTACCATTCCAAGCAATCCCGAATCGCTTCATGCTCAAGTCGAGTCGCACATTGACACGCTGGATAAATTCGCCGATTGCAAAGATTTATATGACAAAGTCAAAGTGTTTGTAAACGGCGCGTGGCTCGGAATCAGCAAAGACCCTATCGAGCTCTACACGATTCTGAAGGAGAAAAAATGCAGGGGTATGATCAACGTCTACACCTCCATCGTCTTCGACATTCGAAATAAGGAGATCCGCGTATGTAGCGACGCCGGTAGAATCACCCGCCCCGTTTTGCGCGTAAAAGACAACAAGTCGTTCATTAGTGCCGACCTCCTTCGCAAATTGGACCGCAAAGAATTGAGCTGGGACGATCTCATTACCGACTGCAAAATCGGCGACGCAATCATTGAGTATATTGACCCCGAAGAACAGAATTTCAGTATGATTGCCATGAAGCGCACCGATCTCCGAAACTCGCTTCTACAGCGGGGCTCGCAGAACTACAATTACACCCACTGCGAAATTCACCCCAGCACCATTTTCGGAATTCTCGCGTCCTGCATTCCGTTTCCCGAGCACAACCAGTCACCCAGAAATACTTATCAGTGCGCTATGGGTAAGCAAGCCATGGGTATGTACGTCACCAATTTTCATAATCGTATGGACAAGACGGCCTACGTCCTATCCAATCCCATGCGCCCCCTCGTAGATACCCGCGTCATGCGCATGATTAAACTCGACGAAATCCCGTCCGGCGTCCCCGTCATTGTCGCAATCATGAGCTACACCGGTTACAATCAAGAAGACAGTATTCTCATTAACAAGGGCGCAATTGACCGCGGTTTGTTCAGCGCAACCATCTACCACACCGAAAAAGATGAGGACAAGAAACTTAATGGCGATGAGGAAATCCGATGCAAACCCGATTCCACGAAAACAAAAGGAATGAAGTTCGGAAACTACGGCAAACTCAATAGCAAAGGCGTCATCCCCGAAAACTCCATCATCGAAAACCGCGACATCATCATGGGGAAAGTCATTCCAATCAAGGAAAATCGCAACGACCACACCAAACTCGTCAAATATGAAGACGTCAGCAAAATGCACCGGACAACTGAAGATTCTTACGTCGACAGAAACTACATGGAACGCAACGGCGACGGATACGTCATCTGCAAAGTCCGCATTCGCACCTTTCGTAAACCCGTCATCGGAGATAAACTCAGCAGTCGTCACGGACAAAAGGGCACCATCGGAAACATCATCCCCGAAATGGATATGCCATTCACGAAAAGCGGCCAGCGTCCCGACATCATCATTAATCCACACGCCATCCCCTCCCGTATGACCATCGCACAACTCAAGGAAACCCTCCTCGGAAAAGTCCTCCTAGAACTCGGCCTCTTCGGCGACGGAACCTCCTTCGGAGAACTCGACGTTTACACAATCCGCAACGAACTCCTAAAACTCGGCTACGAAAACAACGGAAATGAACTCCTGTATAACGGCCTATCCGGCGAACAAATCGAATCAGAAATTTTCATGGGACCCGCATTCTACCAGCGCCTAAAACATATGGTAAACGACAAACAACACAGTAGATCCATCGGTCCTATGGTAAATCTCACGCGTCAGCCGGCCGAAGGCCGATCGCGAGATGGAGGATTACGATTTGGAGAAATGGAACGTGATTGTTTTCACTCTTGTCCCGTATCTCTGAATTGTGGATTGTCTGTTATGATTGATGAAATGGAAGACGTTGGAGATTATGTTCTTGGTTGGAATGAGAGCAAAAATGGTATGGTTCCTTCAAAGCCGTGTGCATTTATGGACAAGGGAACTCGCGACTGTGTCGAGTTAACATTTGAAGATGGTAGAAAAATCATATGTACAGAAGATCATCCAGTATTAACATCCGATAATACATGGGTGAAAGTAAAGGACCTTGAACTAAATAAGTCAAAGGTTAAAACCAGTGTTAGTTATCCACTTATGAAGGTTAAGGAAGAAATTGCGGAATGTGGTGGCTGGACACTTTCATTTGGAACACGAACGCTCAGAACAGATAGTCATAAAGAGTATATGAGAACTCTTGCATTTGCGCGCATAATCGGACTTTTGATTACCGATGGAAGTATTAGTTGTAGTTCAGAAAACGCGTCAGTATCTCTTGGACACATGATTGATGTGCATTCAATATTAATAGATATAACTATGTTTTGCGATGTTTATCAAAAAACATTTAAAACTAAAAATTGTTATCGTCTTCGCATTCCGAGTGAATTTCTTGCTGATATTCTTCAACTTGATGGAGTATTGCGTGGAAGAAAAATAAACCAACCAGCAACACTTCCCGAATTTATATTGGATGAGAAATGTCCTCGCCCTATTGTCCGTGAATTTCTTGCTGGAATGTTTGGCGGCGACGGACACACATGTGTTCTCGGAATGCATAGGGGGAAACGCGACGTTATGACATCCGTTTCATTTTCAAAATCGAAGACATATGAACATCGCGAATCATTACAAACAATGTTTGAAAATTTACAGAAGTTACTTGGCAAATGCGGTATTCATAATACAACGATTCAAAAATTTCGGGAAACAACAACCTCTAAGAATAAATTTCAACTAAAAGATAAGAGTGACGTATCGAATCGAAGTTTTCAGTTGACGCTTCATCTTCCGATTGAACAACTTATTCCATTCTCCGAAAAAATCG